CTTCGTTCGGGTCAAGCTGTTTCTGCATTGCGCTGCCAGGTTGCCAGGTAAAATCGACGGCAAAACGGGTGTCATTTTCGCCCTGTTTACCCTGGCGTTGCTCCGCGCTGAAGGTCATCAGCGGGAAGGGGGTATAGTTAAGTCCAGCGGTTATGGCATGAGGATTACTTTGCCGATCGTCTTTATCGAACAGGGCCACTTCATCGCCATAATACTGTTCATAGACCAGTTTACCGCCAAGGTGCGGCCAGGCGGGTAGCCAGCCTTCTGCGCGTACATCCCAGCCATTGGCCGGGCGTGCTTCATAATCGTTGTCCAGTTCAGGTGCGCTGCGCCAGTTGGTCAGTCGCAAATAGCCGTTACTGCTTAATTTTAGATAGTCGCGCCAGTACTCTGCGCCAATGCCGGCGCGGGAGTGGTAACGGCTAAGGTCGTGGTCGAAAAAGAAGTTGATGCCCGACATCCATGTGGGAGTGAAATGACGCCAACCCAAGCCGTTGTTAATTTGCGTACGCTCGTCAGTACGATGGAGAGTATGCTGACTGAAAAAGAGATTATCAGGCGTTTCATACCTCGGGTGGAGAAAATCGAACTGGGAGTTCTTCAGGCTAAAATCTTCATCCACGCCCAGCGTGATTCTTGCGGTACCGAAGCGGCTTAACCAGTCTGTCATTACCCCTGAAGCCTGAGAAGAGGCCCATCCACGCGCCATGTTTGCCGCTTGCTCGCTGTTCATATCTTCGGCGAGCAAAGACCCGATTTGCTGTGAAGTACTGGCTATCTGTTGCTCGAGGTTGTCACTGCTATTACCCGGCGGCGGGGTTAATTTTTTTTCACTAACTTGTGCCGGGACATCCAGTTCATCACCCTGGCGGACATTATCAAAACCTCGAGCAAACGTACGAAATTGGTTGAGTTTGCGTAACTCAGCCACCGAAATACCGAAACGTTCGGCAACGCTTTGGGCCGATTCCAGCGCTCCAAGGATGTAGGGCACCGTATTGGCATTTGCAATGGCGATTTGTGCAGGAACTGGTTGTGGGGTTGCGGCGTTTACCACACCTTGTGCTGCCGCAGCCATAGGGAACGCAAGTTGAGTTACCAGGCAGATACCCGCAGTTAAGCGGCGTAGTTTAATTCCCATCCCGCATAAAATTTGTCTGTCATTTATTTCTTCTCCACTTCTCTTCTTCGTAGCCATGCTTACCTTCCCTGAACGAGCTAACATAAATGCGCCCTTTCTAGCACAGCGAAAAAATATAAATCCTGATAGCAATATGATTGAAAATTAATAACTTTTCGTTAGGCAGTTTTGGGTGTGAGTTGCAAGAGGGGAGACTACTGAATTACTCAAGTTTTATAATCGAGGGGAAAATGGTGATGGCGTCCATAGCAAAACGCCCTCAACCATAAAGGTCGAGGGCGCTTAAGATGTCAAAAACCCGCTATCCGTTAAAAAGCAATGCTCAACTAAGGTCAGTGACATTGCGCTAAAAAGCAAATTTTTAGAATTTGGC